CTACTGGCCAGCCCCGGCTACCTGCGCCCGGAGCTGGCGGACTTCCCGCTCCAGCTCCAGGTTGCGGAAGGTAACCTTCATTTCTAACTCCTCATACGCCTGCGTCACGCGTTCCAGCAGCGCCTTGTATTCGGTCACGTCCGTGATGGTGCCGATGAAGCGCTGGGCCTGGGTACGCTCAGCATCGAAAAAGGCTTTGCCCGTTGCCCGGGCCCAATGTGCCGGCCCTTCTTCCTGCCAGCGGGTGCGGTATTCGATGTCGTAGGTGCCCGAGCTGGCCGGGTCCAGGGCCTGCTGCACGGCGGCATCGGTGGCCCTGCGGTCGTCGGGGTGCAGCCCGGCCAGGAAATCGGCGTAGCTGACCGCCGCCGTCACGGGCAGCCCGAATATCTCCTTGCACCGGTCCGACCACACCAGGTCGCCGGTCAACGGATTGAAGTCCCAGGTCCCGACGCCCGCCGCATCGACGGCTTTTTGCAGGCGCTCAACTTCTGACGTAGTGGTATGCATACGACAAATTTAGGGCTGGGCCAAAAACAATTCCAGCCCCGATTGGAAATAGAGCACCAGGGCCTGATAGTACCCATGTAAGGAGCGGCACAGGCGCGTCACCAGCGCCCGCATGAATTTAGCTGTGCTCAGTTGCAAATCCCTCCGCTATCTGCACCCGCGCCCCGGCCCACCTCACCTTCGGACCATATACCTGGCAGGCAGCACGTTTGCACGCATAATAAGTACTGGACGACTCGTTATCGCGGTGGCGCGATGAATAGTGCGTCGTCAGGCGCAGAACAAGAATAAAAATCGAGCTTGTAAGAGTTCGGTAGCCGAAGCAAAGCCTGAACAATCTCCTGTGCGCTGCAACACTATCAAAAAAACCCTGACAAAAACTGTAAAACAGATTTTGTCAGGGTTTTAGCGCTCCCTCCTGAACTCAAGGGTTTTCTTGTATATGCCAAACACTGCCGAAACATGCTAGTAAAGCGAGTTAAGCCTATCACGTTTTAGTAGGGTATGGCAAGCATTTACGACCGGACGGGCACACCGCTCGGGCACACTAGGGCAAAGGCTGCCGGGATTGTAGGCGCTCAAAGGCACCCCTGGTTGTAGTGAGGCGGTCTTTCTCGCGTGACTTCGTGTACTTGCGCGTGGTGTTAATGTCAGCGTGGCCCACCGTATCCTGAATGCTCACCAGGTCGGCCCCACCTTCGTGCTGGGTAGTGATGAAGGTGTAGCGGCCGATGTGGGCGCTCACGGTTTGCCAGAGCGGCACGCGCTGCTCATGCCGCGCCGCGCCGGAGCCGCGCACTTCCTTCACGATGCGCGTAAGACCAGCTTCCCGGCACAGCAGCTTAATTTCTTCGTTGAACTTGCCCAGCGAGGGAATGGGTAGCTGCCCATCGTAGCGTTGCCAGATGGCCAGGGCAACCGGGTCGAGCGGTACGCGCAACTTCGTTTTGTTGCGCCGGTTTTTATAGTGGTAGTATTCGAGCACGGGTGCCTCAGCGCCCGCCTGTTCGTCCCACTCCCACACCAGGGCATCGGGCCCTAGCTCCTGCGCTGAACTGAAGCGCGGCCCGGTGCGGCAGATGAACACGAACACGTCCCGGATGCCGGCCCGGCTGCTGGCCCGGGTGCCAGTGCCTTCGCGGGGCTCATAGACTTCATGCCGGTACAACTGCTCCACCTCGGCAAAGGTGAGCGGCTCCCGCTCTACGTCTTCGCTGAAATCATCTTCCAGCCAGTCGGTATCGTACTTGCCGAACTTGAGCAGCTTGCTCAACCGCTTCACGTAGGACGACAGCGTATTATTGAGCAGGCCAGCCTCGCCCTTGCGGTTGCGGGCCTCGGTGAGACAATAGCGGCAAAAATCCTCAAACAGGCGGCAGCGGCCCTGCGCGTCGGGTTGTAGTTCGTCGGGCCGGGTGCCGGGTCGCCACCGCTCCAGCTGGTCGACCAGGCCCTGGGGCCCGTCCAAGGTTTTGGCGGCCCGCCGGCCTTGGTAGGCCAGCTGCCAGTCAGCATACAGGCTGAGGATGGTGGGCGCGGCCGGGACCGCGGCGACCTCCGAGGGTCCCGCGTCAGGGACCGCGCCAGCGTTCTTAGTAGCCTTCTTGCTCTGGCCTGGCTTGAGCAGGGCCAGCAACGCCGCTGGGGTGAGCGGCGCGCCGTCGAGTTCGGCCCGGTCGATGGCTTCGGAAGCGGCCAGTTCCAACTTCACCAGCTCCCGGTTGGCCTTGGCGTAGTTGGGGGCGCCACCTTTTAGTCGGCCTTTGTCGGTGAAGTGTTCCGGTTTGCAGCTCTGGCCCGTACCAGTGCGCAAACGGGATTCGACCGCGCCCGCCGCCCCGCTGCCCTTTCCCCACCGGGCATCAAGGTATATCGGCCTACGGCCATCAGCGTAGGTCTTGGTGTGGAGGTAGAAGCGGATGGGCATAATTAATCTTCTGCTGGCTCGAATACCTTCTCGCCCACCTTCCACATGCAGTTAATGTCTCCGAGTTCTACTTCTATTTCTTCGCCATTGGCATCTGAGCGCAACCGAAGTACTCCGTTTGTATTGGATACGATGCGTTTAATTACAAACATCGGGCTACGAAGACTAATGCAATGTACCCCCATTGCATACTGCCAGTCGCCATTAAAAATGGGCCTAACAACGTGGCAGGACTGGTCAGGGTAGCGCGGAGCCATAGAGTTACCCTTCACCTCGATTACAACGGCCCCGCGGTAGTCCGCCCCTTCACGACGCAATATTTTATAGGTAGAATAGTCCTCGTACTGCCTATCGTGACAGCTCTCAGCGAATGTACCGTAAGCGGAAAAGGGTACAAAGGGCAATGCTACATATTCCTCGTCCTCGTCTGCCAGTGGTAGTTTTATGTCTTCTTCAAGATTCTGATTCTGCACCTCGGACGTAAGCTGCATCTTTCGCTCTATCCCTGTTTCTATATACTCAATAGTAGTATCATAAAGGTCCGCCAAGCTTCGGAGTTTATCCATTTTGATGCGGATGCTTGGGTCTGATTCATAGGCATCAATGCGCGAATGGCTTAAGCCTATTTTATCTCCTACTTCTCGGAGAGTTAGGCCTGACTGACGTCGCAGGTAGGAAAGTCGAGCAGCTTGATTAGCAAGTACAGGTTTCATAGCGGGTAGCATTACAGAACAAAGGAATACTATTCGAAACAAAGCAGCAAATTTTGTTCTGAAAATTACTTGACTTTATTGTTTTGGTTCGTATAATTGCAGTACAAATCATTCCAAATCATTCCAGCCATGTTAGATGAAACTGTAGCACCGACCCAGGATAACTACAAAACGCGCATTGAGATATCGCGCGACGGTCAGAATACTCTATATGCAGAGCAAGCACGCAGAATGCTGAAAGGAGAGCGTTTAACGCTTATTGAGCTAGCCTCAGAACTTATGGAGGCTACCCTGTCAAACTTGAAAAAAGAGCATGACGCTAACCCAGTAGGGTAGTTATTTTTTTGTCCTGTTTGTACTGTTTTGTAAAGTAATTTAATCCTCTGTCATGCTAAAAGTCACCTATCCTGATGGCACGGTAGCCGAGGCCACAGACAAAGAATCTGAACAAACGCTACTGGCTGACGCGAATAAGCGCCGGGCTTACACAGTGCAGGCCCTAGCCGTGCGGCTAAACATTAGCGAGCGGTGCGCCTACGACCTCATCCGGGAGGGCAAAATCGCCTACGTCTGCGCTGGTGGCACGAAGGGCTATCGCGTGGGCGAGCCTGCCGTCGAGCGCTACCTGAATGGATTCCCACCCCTCACCCCTGCCGCCTAATGCAGCCCACGACCTCTCGCACCTGTGCCGAGCAGCGTCTGGCCCGGGCCTGGGCCTCGGTCCACGACCGCAAACCGGCCAACTACCTGCGCTTGCTGCTGGACGTGCTCAACGAAATCGGCACCGAGCGCAAGGTGTACCGCCGGCTGGCTGAGCGGGCACTGGCCAACAACAACTTCCAGCAAATCGAGCAGGCGACGGCCGATGTGCAGGGCGAAATCAACCGCCGCCGCCGCGCCCTGGCGCAAGTGCAGGCCCTCTTCCCCCAGCTCTACCGCGCCGCCGCATGAACTGGCTTCGCTCCCGCCTGCTGCTCACGGCCCTTCTCTACTGCCTCGGCAACTCCTTCTAATTCTTCACCTCCAACCTCTTAGCCCAATGAGTACGTCCCGTAACGGTGCCCTGCTGGTCGCCGAATCCCCCACCACTGAAGAGTTGGGCATCCAGATGAGGATTGCCCATGCTCAGCACGCGGCGGCCTCCGCCATTGAGCAAGCGCTCAAGGATTGCGGCCAACCCTACTACGTGTGGATTATCGCGGCGGAGCAGGCCGACAGCTACGCTAAAGAGGCGGCGGAACTCTCGACCCAAATCATGGCCCGCGCCCTGCCGGAAGTTTCCACCTGCGAAGCCGCCTAGTTATGCAGCGCTTCCGCAACCTCCACTTCCAAGGCCGCTGCCGCGCCGGCCAACTGGCTGAATCCGCTAAGAAAGCCGCCGAAACCGCACTCGACGAAGCGCACAAACGCGCCACCCAGAGCCGCCGCGCTGATGCCCTTCTGCCCCTACTGCTGGTGCTCCTGATGCTGGCCGCCGTCGCCCACTAAAAGCAAATGCCGCCCGGTAGCCCCCGGGCGGCATTCACACTACCTAATTCTTCAACAGCCGCAAAGATATGGCAACCACCGCGAACGATACCGCACCCGCCCGAAAAGGCAAAGCCGAGATTGCGAAGCTCATCACGTTTGATGAGGAGCAAATCCAGCTCATGAAAGATACCGTGGCGCGTGGCGCGACGGATAACGAGTTCAAGCTCTTCATGCACCTGGCCCAGAGCTACGGCCTGGACCCTTTCGCCAAAGAAATCTGGTGCATCAAGTACCTGCGCCCCGGCCAGCGCCCGGAAGAGGTGACGGCCACCATTTTCAGCAGCCGCGACGGCTACTTAAAAATTGCCAGCCGTGACCCGCAGATGAACGGCATCCAGTCGGATGCGGTGTGCGCCAACGACACGTTCCGCAAGCTGGCCGACGGCAGCGTAGACCATGTGTATGGCTTGCCAGACCGTGGGCCGCTGGTGGGCGCGTGGGCGCTGGTGCATCGCAAGGACCGCGCCTTCCCTGCCTACTTCTACGCGCCCTTCGCCGAGTACAGCGCCGGCAATAACCCCACCTGGCGGAAGTACCCCTCGGCGATGATTATCAAGGTGGCCGAAGCGATGGCCCTGAAGCGGGCCTTCAGCATCTCCGGCCTGGTCACGCAGGAAGAACTTGGCCTCGACGCGCCCCTGGAGCACGAGCCCGAAACCAGCGCCGTGGTCGTGGATGAAACGCCAAAAAAGTCCGCACCCGAGGCCAGCGCGCCGGCTTCGGCACCCCTGGCAGCCTCCGCTGGTGCGGACGAAAGTGGTGAACTAAACGAGGTGCTGGAGCAACTCGCCGGCGAACTCAACAGCGGACACATCACCTCCTTCGAGCGCACGAAGATGCTGGCCGGCCTGAGCACCCTGACACTGGAGCAGGCCAAAAACAGCCTGGCTAATCTGAGCGATACCATTGAGTTCCGCATTTCACCTGACGGCCTGACGGCTGCCCGCAACAAGCTGCGGGAGTTCGCCAACGCCAACGCGTCGGCCCTGGGCCAGGAAACCTACAACTACCTGCACCAGCGCTCCCTTGCCCTGACCGTGACGGCCGTGGACCTGCACCACGACCGGCAGCAGGCCGAGCAGAGCCTCAAAGCCCCCCAACAACAAGCCGCCTAAAACGCAAGGAGGGGCCGCGCTTCCGACGCAGGCCCCTCCCATTTCCAACCAATCACTTACCCCAAAAGTATGAAACTGAAATTCTTTCAGCCGAAAAGCACCGGCAAAGCCCCCGCAAAGCCCGGTCTGAGCATCCGCAGCAAAGGCCAAATTTCCCTCAACGCAGCCGGCACACTCGCCATCAATGCCGAACCCGGCGAGGCGGCTACGATTTGCTTCGATGAAGAAGCCGAGCGCTGGCTGCTCTGCCACTGGCCCAACGGCCAGGACGGCTACCCCACCCTGCGCGCCCTCTCCGGCAAAAGCACCGGCTTGCGTTTTCAGGTGACCGCGGCGGCCGACGAGCTGTTCGCGCTAACGGCCTACCGTGCCCTCACCTCCGTGGCCTGCTTGCTCGACATTACGCCGTTGACCGATGAGCAGGCCCCGGGTGCCACCCTCTACGCCATCGTCCTGCCGGCGACGCCGGCAGCATCTTCCACGTCAAGGGGGAAAGGAGCCGGGAACCGTGGCTAAGACAAAGAAAGCCCCTACGACTACGGCTGCCGACCCGTTCCTTGATGCGAATGGCTACGCCTTGTCCCTAAAGGACGTTGTTCGTGTTGGCGAGGGCCATAGCATGTACGACGGCTGCAAAGGCACCATCCTAACATTGGTGCGCGAAGCCGGCACGGCGATGGCCACCGTCGCCTTCCTGGAAGAAATGGGACCGGCAGGTAGCATACCCGCCGGCAATCAGACCTTCTTCCCGCGTGACCTCACCTACGTTCCAGTAGTAGAGGCGGAGGCCTCCTTGCTCGATGCCTTCGACCATCCGCTGCTCCCGGGCGACATGGTGAAGATTGTGCCTGATGTCAGCAAGTCGCTCTCTGGTCGACTGGCCACGTTGGTGGGCAATTACGATGCGGCCGCACACAGCGTAGAAATTACGCTGCTTGATGAACCGAAGGAAACGAAGCGCATCCTGCCCTATTACCTCGAATGGGTGGAAACGCCTGGTGCTGCCACGCCTGAAAAGGATGGTGCGGCCGCCGTCACTAAGCCGGAGGCCCTGACCTCGGTGCTGGTGGCCACGCAGGCCCCGGCCACTGACGTGCAGCGGGCCGGCCGCCGGCAGGAGCCCGTCGCGCCGCTGGTCGTTCCTGGCCAGGCCGCATACCTCGCCGCCTCCAACGTCGTGAGCGCAGGACGCCGGCAGGCTGCGGACCCAACAGCGCCCGCAACTGAGCACCGGGTGGGCTGGGCCACGGTGACGACGGTGCAGCTCTACCACCATTACGACGCGGCTGGCCTCACGGCCTGCGGCTACAAGCGGCGCAAGGGTGAGCTGTCGTTCTCGGAGAAGCCGGGCGAGTTGCCGGCCTGGCAGTGCTGCCAGGCCTGCGACGCCCTCTTCGTGCGCGACGTTTGTGCTGAGGTCGCCGCGCCACCAGCAGCGGTGCCCACTGAGCAGCCGGCCGAGTCGGAGCGGCTGTCGGTGGCGGCCACGGTGCAGGAGATTCCGCTGGACGACATCGACACGTCGCGCAACTACCGGCAGGTATTCGACGAAGCCGACCTCGCCGAGTTGGCCGAGAGCATCACGGCCCACAGCGTCATGCAGCCGGTGCTCGTGCGCCCCACGCCGGCGGGCCAGGCCTCGCAGCCCTACCAGTTGGTGTACGGTGGCCGGCGCTACAAAGCCTCAGCTCTGGCCGGCATGGCTACCATTCCCGCCACGGTGCGCCCAATTGCTGACCGTGATTTCCTGGAAATTCAACTGCTGGAAAACTTGCAGCGGGTGGACGTACGCCCGGCTGACGAAGCGCATGCCTTCGCCGAGTTATTAAAAAACGGCTTCCCCGTAGAAGAAATTGCCGCCAAGGTGGGTAAGCCGGCGCGCTTTGTGGCCGAGCGCGCCCGCCTCATGGAATTGCTCCCGGAATGGGTGGAGGCCTTGCAGCAGGGCCGGCTACTCATTGGCTCCGCCCAGCAACTGGCTCGCCTCACGCGAACCCAGCAGGCCGAAACCTATAAGCTGTTGCAACGGACATGGGGCGAACTCCTCGAAGTCGGCGGCGTGATGCGGCCGGTGTACGGCGCGTCGGAGGTGCGGCAACAAATCGACCGCCTCTACAAGCCGAACGATTTAGACAGCGCGGCCTTCCCCAAGGATGACGCCACTCTCTACCCGGCTGCTGGTGCCTGTGTAGCATGCCCCAGGCGCACGGGCAACACGCTCTACCTCTTCGATGACTTGGGCGGCAATCAGTGCCTCGATGGCCAGTGCTTTGCCACGAAGGTGGCCCGACACGTGGAGCGGCAGTTGAATGAGCTGGGCCGCGATGGCCAGCCGGTGCTCAAAGTGGCCGACCACTGGAGCCGGGTGCCGGCCGATACGCTCAACCAGAACAAGTGGCAAAGCCCAGAGCAGTTCACCGGCGAGAAGTTAACGCAGCTGCGCGAAGAGGGCCGCGTGCGTACGGCGCTGATGACCGAGGGCACCCGGGCGGGCCACGTCGTTGAAATCGTGTTGCCGGCCGAAGTCGCACAGCAGCCCGACGTGGTGGCCGCCCTGAAGCAGCAGCGCCAAGCCGAGACGGAGAAGGAGAAGCAGGAGGCCGCAAAGGTGCGCGCCCTGGGTGCTGCCCGCCGGCAAGCGTATCACCAACTCTCCACCGACCTGCACGGCCCCGGCGACCATACGGCCGTGGTGTTGCGCCGCATGCTCTACCGCGCCCTGGAGTATAATCGCCCCACTCACGTGCGCGAAATGCTTCAGCGAGTATACGGGTGGGGCGAATTGTCGAATAAATCCTATCTCGCGGATACCGACCGGCCTCAAATACTGGCCCACTTGGCCGCGATGCAAACGCCGCAATTGTACGCGCTGCTGGTGGATTTGGAACTGGTGGGCTGGTTACACGAGGAGCACCCGCATCACATTCCCGCTCTCTGTAAAGAGCTGGGGTGGAAGGATGAGCAGTTGTTGGCGGCTCATGCGGAAAAGAAGAAGAAGGGGGCCAAGCAATGAGCACCGCCCCTCCGGCTGAATACTTCCTGCGCACGACGGGCCTGAGCCGCCCGTCGTGTACCTGGTTGCACGAACATTACCGCCGCTTTGCCGACCCGAAAACGGGCGCGGTGCTGGTGGAATGCGTCTCGGTGTACGAGGATGGCTTCGCGTACCTCAGCGCGCATACGCAGTTCCCTGTGCCGGCCCAGGCGGTACCCAGCACGGCCGAGGCCTACGCTGCCGCCCGCTACAAGGCCCTGCGCTCGATGGCCCAGCGGCGGGCGCAGCAACGGGCGGAGAAGGCCCTGCGCAAGCGGGAGGAGGACATGCGGCGCGGCTTGGCCGGACTGGCCAAGGCCGTGCAACCCGCCGCCGCGCCCGCCGTGGTTGCGGAGCGGGCAGAAGCGCCGGCGCTGGCCGAGATAGTCCGGCAACCGGCCCGCCTGGCTCCGGAGCCCGTGGCGGCACCGCTCCCAGGCCTGCTTGAGGACTTCACCGTCATCGACACCGAGTTCGTGCCGGAGGGCCCGCACCTGCTGGAGGTGGCCGCCATTCGCTACCTCAACCAGGAGCCCCGCGAGGCCTTTGTGTCCTTCGTGGCCTTCAGTGGCTACGTGCCGCGCTTCGTCACCGACCTGACGGGCATCACGGCCCTGCACCTGGACGGCGCGCCCTCGGAGAAGAAGGTGCTCGGGGAGCTACGCAAGTACGTCGGCGACTCGCTCCTGGTGTGCCACAACGTGCCGGCCGACCGGGGCGTGATTGAGAAAGTACGTGCCCGGCTGGGCGCCACGGCGGAACTCTCCAACGCCTGGCTCTGCACGATGGCCCTGGCCCGCCGGCTCAGCAAAGCGGGACTGCTGCCGCAAACGCTCAAGTTCGGCCTGGCCGACCTGTGCCAGCACTTCGGCATCAAGCGGCGCGGGGAGCACCGCGCCAAGGCCGACGTGCTGATGACCTTCCAGGTGCTGCGCAAGCTCCACGAGCTGCAACCCGTCACCAAGCACGACCTACACGGCGCGCCCCAGCCGGGCAAAGCCAAGAAATCCACTGTACCGGCCGGCCCCGGCCTTTTCGCTGCTGCCTGATGACTGCTGCCCATCGCCTCCCCGACCTCACCGCCTCGCCCCTGCGCGCCCAGCGCGGGGGCCTGGCTACCCCTCCCGCCAGAATGAGCATTTACGACCTCCAAACCCGCTTCTGGCAACTACACGCAGAGCAGTCGTTCAAGCCGTCCGACTCGCATCTGTACTTCTATTTGGTGAACCAGTTCAACGCCGCTCGCTGGCCCGACAAGCTGTACCGCAAGCGCAACCAGGTGGCCGCCGATTCAGGCCTGGACGTGAAGACCGTGGACACGGCCCGCGCGCGCTTGCAGGAACGCGGCCTGATTGTCTACGACCCCGGCGACCAATCCAAAAGTGCCACCTGGAGCCTGTGCGACGGCTGCGAATCGGGAGGGAGAAATTCCCTTCCGCCCGAAAAACCTTCCGAAATGAAAGGGAATTTTTCCCTCCCGATTACGGACGATTCGGCAAAACCTTCCGAAATGAAAGGGAAAAATTCCCTCCCTTATAAGGAAGAAGAAAAGACTAGTTCTAGAGAAGAAGAAAAGACCCCTCAAAAAAAAGAGGGGGCGGGCGCGACTGAAATTTCTTCCCCTGCTGAAAGCCAAAAATTAATTACTGCCCCCACCCCCGTTGCGGCGCCCCCCGCCCCGGCGGCGGCGGCCCCGCTCGGCACGGTGGCCCCCTGCCTGTCTCCGGGCACCGACGCCAGCCGCGCCCTGGCTGCGGAGATGGCCGCCTACTGGCACATCCGGGAAGGCCTGGACTCGCGGCGCTGGGCGCAGTTCGGCACCTTCACCCGCACCCTGGCCGCTGCCGGCCGCCTCGATGAGGTGCGGCAGCAGTTCACCGCCTACAAAGCCTTCCGCGAGTTGCGGGGCTTCCAGCGCCACGGCATCGACAAAATTCTCGGCAGCGAGGGCCTGGGCTATGCCAACAGCGCCCTGCTGCACGAAGGCTCCTGGGTGGCCCAGCTGGCCGAAGCCCAGGCCACGAAGCCCAAAGCCTCCCCCTACGGCCCTGCTGAGACCCCTGCCCGGTCATCCTTTTCCCGCTCTAAATCCCAAGAAAACCGCTAATGCAGCGCCAACCCAAACCCGAACTGGGCTACTTGCCCCCGCATGCCGTTGAGATTGAGGCCGCCATCCTCGGGGCCATGATGCTCGAAGCGCCGGCATTGCCCGCCGTGCTGGCCATCATCACTACGCCGAAGGTTTTCTACCCTGAATCCCACCAGGCTGTTTTCAGCGCCATCCGGACCCTCTTCGACGCGGGACTGCCGGTGGACCAACTGACCGTGACCCGCCAACTGCGCACCATGGGCGTGCTGGAGAAGCACGGGGGCGCCCACTTTGTGGCCGGCCTGACGCTGAAAGTCAATTCCGCCGCCAACGTGGGGCACTACAGCCGCGTCGTGCAGCAGCTCTACATGCGCCGGGAACTCATCGAAACCGGCCGGGGGCTCGTGGACTACGGCTACGACGAGAGCCGTGACGAGCTGGAGTTGCTCACCCAGGCCCAGCTGCGGCTCATTGCCCTGCACGCCGGCCTGGAAACCCGTCCCATGGTCACGGCGGAATCCCTGTACGACGAAGTATTCGACGAATTGGCCCAGGCCATGAAAACGCCGGGCATGACGGGGGTGAACACCGGCCTGCGGGAGCTGAACAAAGTCACCGGGGGCTGGCAGCCGTCGGATTTAATCATCATGGCGGCCCGGCCCGGGATGGGTAAAACGGCGGCTATGCTCCACTTTGCCCGCACGGCGGCGCTCAGCTACGAGCAGGCCGTGGCCATCTTCTCCCTGGAGATGCCGCGTAAACAGTTGGTCAAACGCTTAATTGTCAGCGAAGCCGAAACGGAGGATTATACGAATGCCGAGGTCGGACGTGGACAAATCCGCGACGGCGAGGCCGGGCTCAAGCGCCTCTACGATGCCAGCCTGCGCCTGCGCACCCCCCGCCTCATCATCGACGACACCCCGGCGCTGGGCCTGGAGCAACTGCGTGCCAAAGCCGTGCGCCTCAAAGCCGAGCAGGATGTGCAGCTCATCCTCGTCGATTACATCCAGCTCGTGACAGGTACGGCCGGCAAGGGCAACAACCGCGAGCAGGAAGTGGGCAGCGTCAGCCGTGGCCTGAAGGCCTTAGCTAAGGAACTCAACATCCCGGTTATCGCCCTGGCGCAATTGAGCCGCGCCGTAGAGCAGCGCGGCGGCGAGAAGAAGCCGCAGCTGAGCGACCTGCGCGAATCGGGCTCCATTGAGCAGGATGCCGACGTCATTGTGTTTCTCTGGCGGGGCGAGTACTACGACCTCACAGAAGATGCCGACGGCGAGTCGCTCGCCGACACCATCGTTTTCGACGTGGCCAAGCACCGCAACGGCCCCGTGATGGAGGTGATTACCGGCTGCACCATCAAAAACGGCCGCTTCTTCGACCTGGCCACGCCGACCAACTACGCCGAGGTCCAGGTGGGCCCCGCCCGCATCGGCGGCAGCCTGCCGGCCTCGAGCGAGCACCGGCGCGATGATGACGACAACGATTTACCCTTCTAGCCTATTCCCTCCCCCCTGCCTCATGTCTAAGACCACCACCTGCGCCCGCATCCAGAACCGCGAGAAGCGCAACCAGCGCATCCGCGAGGCCTTCCGCCAACGCTTCACCGACGCCCCCCGGCCCCGCAAGCTCAGCCGCGAGTACGTGCTGGCCCAGCTGGCCGACGAATTCTTTCTATCGGTGGCCACTATCGAAGACATCGTTTACCAGCCCTAATGCTCCGCACCGTCTCCCGCGTCGATACCAACCAGCCCGCAGTCGTGAAAGCGCTGCGGGCTATCGGCTGCTCCATCCTCTACACCCACCAGCTCAAGAACTGCTTCGACATCCTAGTCGGCTACCGCGGCCGCACCTTCCTGATGGAAATCAAGGCCACCGAGAAGGACCAGCTCACCGCCGGCGAGGCCGAGTTCCAGCGCACCTGGCGCGGCTCCCCTTACCACATCGTCTACTCCGTCGACCAGGCCCTGGCCATCGTCACCGCTCCCGGAAATGTCTAGAAATGTCCCCCTTTTCACCATGCCTTCTGCAAGCACTTCCCCCCGCCGTCGAGACTACACCACTACCGATTACAAGCACATCGCCCAGCACTACCCCCACGAAAAAGCCGCGACGGTAGCTGCGCAGATGGGGCGCACAATTGGAAGTTTCTACGAGTTTATTGCCCGCCACCCGGAATTACGCAAGCACGGCAGAATCTAACTATAATTTTCTAGCACTTACGCACGGGATAAACGCAACTTCACCACAGCGACCACCTACGGCCGTCTCCTTCTTCCCATGACTACGCGAGCGTTCACGCGCCAAACCAACTACGACAAGCGCAACGGCCGCATCAAAGATGCGTTCGAGGCACGCTTCACGAAACAGCCCAAGCCCCGCATTTACACCCGGGAGTATATCATCTCGCAGCTGGCCGAAGAGTTCTGCCTGAGCATGTCGACCATTGAGAATATTTTGTATAAGTGAGCTAGCCAAATATTGTTATCTTTCTGGCTCACCTAAATTCTCTCACAATGGCCTCAATTCAGAAATCGCCTCACTTTTCTAACTTCGTAGCTTTAAAGCCGGACCTTTATTTCAATTTATACATTGAGAGCAGCATTGGGGATGCATATCGGGCAGAGCTCAATGTTTGCGTGGTTGCTATTTATCAAACCACAGGAGCCTTACCTGATAATGGGGCCGCTATCTCTGTTTATCAAGGACGTCCAGCCCAGATAAAATTACTTGGTTACGGTGTCTTCGATGATGCAGTATTAGTGACGCTATCTTGTACAGAAATCGAAATCCGAGGATAGTAAAAAGCCCCGCTGACATGTGCTGGCGGGGCTTTCGGTTATTCTAAAAGACCTTTTGCTTTGGCCTGTTCATTGTTTGGCGTTTGACTTTCTAAGTCCCATTCGCTTCTAAAAGCATCCCAGCTTGAAGAAGGAATCATGCGAGCTGAGCTAATCTCCTGCTCGAACCCCTTTCCGTCCAACGCCTTTGTGAAGACAATTTGTATAGGCGCAGGTGGTGAATACAAATCAGCTTTGGCACTGTATCGCAGACCAGATACTTTATTTTTTACTATCAGTAAATAAAATGGGTTTGCGCTTCGTTCGTTACCAACAAGCATACTGAATTTTTTTAAGGTGAGTCTCTAAGGTAGTACTAAACGACTGGCAACACATACCCGTCTTCCTTCGCCACGGGCACCGGCCGGATACCAGGCCGCGTGCGCTGCCCCAGGTTGCTCACCTCGACCACCTGCTTCGCCCCGTCGTTATCCAACAGTTCGGTGACGTAGCCCATGGCCATGCACCAAGCTTCCGGATGCTGGGGCCGGTCGCGCCGATAGGAGGTCCGCACCAACGCGTTGTACCCATCGCCCTGGTGGTGCTGCAGCGCCGCGTGGACCTGCTGCACCACCAACAGCCGCTCCAGCATGGCGGCCCGGCCATCGGCACCCTGGTGCGACTCTTCCGACACTTCGGTGGCCACCGTAAAGCGGAGCGTGGCCTGCCCAGTCTGGATGCCGGCGCCCAGGTCCCGCCAGCTCACGCCTTCCAGGTCGATGTACACAGCCGGGTACTGGATGGGCTCGCCGTTCTCGTAGTCGAGCTGGGCCATGTCGAGGTCGATGGTGCCCAGCGCGGGCACGGCGGCGCGCAGGTGGTCGCAGAGTTGGGGAAAGAGCTTGTGTAGCATTAGCCAAGGAGGTTTTTAAGGCCCGCGTCGATGGTGGCGCGGATTTCTTGTGTGACCGGCTGGCTGGCTCCCATAAACTGCCGTTGCGGCATCTGGGTGTTGAGCTGCCGGGTGTGGCCCTTCACGTCGGAGGTGCCAATGAGTGTTTTCACCCACTTCTCCCGCTTGGCGCTGGGTCCAGACACTTCGTCTCGGCTGAAGCGCCGGCGGCGGTGGGCGCGGATGCTCTGGGTGGCGTTGAGTGTGCCGCCCTCGTTGTGAATCTGAGCATAGGGCACGTCGGTGCCGATGGTCACGCTGTCCCCGTCGCGCGACATCACTCGTATCGAGCGGCGCAGCCGGCCCGACTTCACCAGGATGGCCCGGCCGGCCTTTTTGCTCTTGCGCTTGCGCTCCGGCCAGGCGTGCGAGGTACCAGCCTCATCGACAAAGGCCTGCCGGCGGAACATACCCACGAATTCGCGCACGGCAATTTGGCCCATGGCCCGGGGCATGGTGCGCAGGAAGCGGTCGATGCGGTCGGCATCCTTTCCGAGCTGGCTAAGGGGATTATTCGCCATCGTGCAGGGAGAGATAATAGGGGTGCGCTTCCGGGAAAATGATGCCCGTTACGCCGACGTTGCCCGCAAACAGTGGGTCGGGGTCGGGCAGGGCCGGCAAGATGCTGCGCGGCGTCATCCGGGCGCCCGCGGCGGCTACCGTGGCCGCGCACCGGCAGAGCCAGCCATTGGGTGGGTAATGCGTCTGCCACCACGCATCATCGGCCGGCCGGGTGATGCCATCCCAGGCGGCATGTTCCGGACGCACGCGGTCATCGCCCACGGTCTGGTACTCCAGCAGGTCAGCCGGCTCGAATTCCTGCCAGCGGGCGGCCATCTGGGCACTGGCCACGGCGTGCTCGTACTCCGCCCGCAGCCAATTCACGTTATACTGCTGGTGCAGGCCCAAGGCTTCCTCCTTGAACACCGGCCACGGCTTCAGCTTGCCGTTCTCATCGAGCAGCAGGTTGGTGAGCGCCTGGGTGGCGTGGGCCGTCTTCGCCGCCGAAAAGAGCTGCACGTTGGTGCGCAGAAATTCGGCCTGGCTGACGTCGTGGGCCTCGTAGCCCAGCGTGACCGCCGCCTGTAGCCGGTCGTTGTAGTGCCGCGTCAGTTCCGCATCCAGTGGCAGGGGCTTGCCTGGGGCCTGGTGCAGCTGCTGGGCCAGCTGGGTGAAGAGGTTGAGCAACGCGCCGCCATCCTCTGCGCGGGCAGAATCCACGAGGTGCGAACCATGGTGATGCGTGCAGGCGCGGGCGTAGAGGTTGGTCACGGCCGCGCCAAAGGCTTTCCCGGCTTTGGGGCGGGCTGCCCCTCTCCATCGGAAAGGGGGGTGGGGGGTGGGGTAGCGGGTTCTGGCTTCTCCTCCACGTCGACGCCGAAGGTGTCGATGATGTACTTGGCCGGCACGCGGTAGCCCGAGTACTGCATGATGCCCTGCACGATGTCCCACTGCTCTTTTTTGCCCAGGTTCTCGGATTCATCCCACTTGAACTCGTACCCGGCCAGCGGATAGCCGTGCAGCAGCATCCGGTCCCATAGCTCCCACATCACCAGGTTGCGCACGTAGGCCTTATCGGCCAGTGTGTACTTGTCACTGACACGCTCGTGTACCTCGCCCTGCGCCTTGCTGCTGCCGTCCTCGGTGGTCATGGTCTGACCCAGCACCAGCTTGCTCATTTCCTTGTTCGGGTTGTCAATCAGGCCCGCGAATACGTTCTCATTAAACGTCTGCGGCTGGTGCAGCTTAAACGTGTCCTGGCCCGGGGGCAGAATGGCGTAAGCTGACCGCCCCATGTTCTTGAGCATGTTCTCCACCTCCACCCGGTCCTCGTCGTTGAGGTCCATGTTGACCGTGCGGATGGGCAGGGCAAACCGTTCGCAGTACTCCGACCAGGCCTGCATGCTATTCTTCTTCCACAGCACATGCGGAACAGCTTTGTGCAGCAGCCCCAGGTCGCGGCTGTCACCCAGCTGCAAAATCCACTGCGCATCGGCACCCTCGCGGTAGGCAATGCCCTGCACGCTGCCCGGGGCGTCGCGGATAATGCCGTGCTCGGGAATGGTCATTTCCGGCTGAATCACGTCCAGCCCGGCAAATTCCCCGTCGACGGGTGGGCGCAGCTCTACGATGCGCGGGCCCCAGAAGCGGGCCTCCATGGCTTCGTCGCAGAACTTGTAGAACCACGGCGTTTGGAACAGGCGCGTGAGCTTTTCGTCCTCCTTGCCGGCCCGGTCCACGATTTTAAAGGGCTGGCTCAGCAGGTTGAGCTTGCGCGACATCATCACGCTGCTCAGGTGCGCGTCAAGCACGGCCTCCCGGTAGAGGCGGTACAGTTCGGTGCGGTCGGGGTAGTACTGGTTTTCCGCGTTGGCCAGGGCCGTGCGCCACTGGCGCAGGTCGGCCTTCAGGCGTACGGTCTGGTACTCGGTGATGCGCGAGGCCACGGCGCGGCGGCCGGCCTTCGTGGGTTTGTCCGGGTCGATGGCACCCACTTGGGCGCGCAGGCGGTCGTGCAGGTTCATGCTGAATTTGTAGGTAATATTGACTTATGAAAAACCGCGTCTTCTGCCGGCTTGCCTTGTTTTTTATGAGTTGCTTGCCCCTTTCCGCTTTTGCAGCTGATGGAAAGCCGGATGATTATGTCTCCTTTGTGAAGGTTATCCTCCTCATCGGCGCCTTTTTTGTCTTGTACCTCGTCCGTAAGCGTAATGAGCGCGGAGAATGAGGCTACCAACTGAGATTCTGCTGGGGCTCTGAGCCCCATTTGAAGCGGCCGGGCGCGGTGGCCACCGGCAGCGCCGGCAGCGATGCCGAAATCTTGCCCGCCGCGGCGGCCTTGAGCCAGGCCACGGCCTGGTCGTAGCGGTCCAGCCGCTTTTCGGGCATGGCGACGCGCCCATGCCGGCTATGCACGGTGTAGAGAGCAATGTCCACCATGTAGGTGATGATGAGATGGCTGCGCTCTTCACCCGTGGCCCCGAACACGGCGGCCACGTCGTAGCGGTTGCGCAGGTGGCTTTCGATGAGTTCCTGGGCGAACAGTTCGGCCCGGTGCAGCGCGTCCGCCGGGGCATTGCTTAGTACGATGTCGAGCTGTTCCTGGCGAATCTGGGCGCCGTAGTCGTCGGAAGTGAGGAAATCCATGGTTAGTAAGCGCGGTGGTTGGTGTCGGCGCGGTCCCCGACAATTGGTTTGCTGGAGCCGGCCCGTTGGTAGGCCCGCCATTCATTCTGAAAGCAGCGACACAGGAAGTAGTCGTTGGCGTCGCTGGCGTGGCCGTAGGGCTCGTAGCTCACCTTCGTGACTGGGTTGGTCACCTTCTTTTTTTCCTTCGTGCCGTCGCTGGCCTTTTTCACCTTCTGGTAATCCGTGCTCGTGACGTTGCATTTGCGGTCGAAGCGCACGCGGATGCCGCCAGCATAGTTTTCACCGGCAACTGCTGGGCGGCCGTCCTGGTCGAGAAGGTCGTCAATCCACAGGCCGCGCATTGATACCGACGGGTGCGAGGCCTCCACGCGCAACGTCACGCGGGGCATCTTCTTCAATTCCTTCACCACAATGGTGAAATCGTTGCTGCCCTGCTCGGTGCGGGTGTCCCCGCTTTTGCCGGCGGGGTCGCCGTACACGAAGACTTCGGCTTGGTGGCGGCCGTACTTGCGCATGAAGCGCTGGCAGGCCAGCGTCGTTTTGCCATCCTGGGTGAACTCGTCTATCTGGGTGGCCTCCTTCCCGCGCACCTGCCACACGTTCAGCGTTACGCCTGGCGTTAAGTTGAAATCGAGGGTAATGTGCAGTGGCAGGCCTTCGTCGTAGGTGCCGGCGTAGTCGCCCACATGCCGCTGCGTGTCGAAGCTGGGGTAAAACTCCCCGCCCGTTTTTTCGACGGCGTTCCAGTCCCCGTCGAGCAGGCGCTGGCGGTCGTAATCCTTCAGCTGCTCCAGGCTCTTTTTGTAGGTGGCCACAAATGCCCGGTCGGGGTTGTCGGTCACCAGGGCCTGTATTACCTGCTGGTAGAGCTTGAGCTGCACCGGGTTGTTGTCGGCATCGAACACGTACTTCAGCCGCACCCAGGTGTACCCCGGGTTGCAGGTGATGAGCATTTTGGGGATGAGCCCGAATTCGGGCAGCATCCAGCGAATGCGGCTCTTGATAATGTCGGCTGCTTTTTCGGGCACGCCATCGTTGGCCTCCTCAATCCAGACGTCCGTAATTTCGAGCGAGCCCAGGCGCTGGTAATCCTCATCGGCCGGACTGTACGCCAGTTCCTTGAAAATCTCGCGGCTGCCGTTCGTGAAAATGAGGGCTTCCGGCGCACCGGAGCGCGATACGTAGCGGTAGTCCTTGCCCATCACCATGCCCCAGGCGGCCATTACCTTGAAGTAGGTAACTACGGTCGACTCCTTCAAATCAATCAGGCGGGTGCGGGCCGTGACGCCGCGGCTGCCCGGGTAACGCAGGCGGCGGTATACCTTCCAGGACGCGCCCAGAAACGATTTTCCGCCGCCGGCCGCGCCGCCGTACATCACTTCCTCAGTGCTATCGTCTTCCAGGGCCTGCCACGCCAGATGCTGCTTCCAGCTGGGCCGAAAGTTGATGCCGGTCGCCTCGAAGTAGGCCGCGTCCTGCCGTGCCATCTTTTTGGCGGCCTGCTTTGCTTTATTCGCCATCGGTGGTCGGGTCGGCAGGGGCCACGTAGTTGAAGGTGAAGCCGCCGGGCGTGCTCACCTCGGTTTCGGTCTTTTCCCGGTAGCCCTCCACGAGCTGGAACCACAACTTGGCGGCGGCCGTGTCGGGCGGATAGTGCTCGGTGTACTCTTCCCGCTCTACTTTGGAGCCCATGCCGGCACCCAACGAAACGGTCATTATTTTCTCGGCTGGGTGGGAGTAGCCCACGGCCCGCTCGTAGAGCTTGAGCACGACGTGGGGCGTGAGGGACTGGAAAACGTTGGTTTTGCCGTCGCCCAGCTTGATGCGCTTAAGGTGGCGCTTCACCGTCGTATCGGCCAGGCCCGTGGCCGCGACCAGTTCCTGCACGGTCGGCTTGCGCAACTCCTTGCGGATGATGCGAGCAATGGCCTTGCGGATGTTGGCCTCGTTGCGCTGGCGGTCTTGCCGTTCTTCGGTCGGATTGGTGGGCATAAGTGCCTCAAAACTGTCAAAAAAGCAGTTTTTGCCGGGAAACTTGATAGCACTTAGGGAAAATTTGCCCCTGAGTGAACGGTAGATTTCCCCTAAGTGCTACCCCTAAACAGGCCCCTATTTGCCAGAAAGGGAGTTTTGGGGCCTAATGGAGCGCGAAATTCTACTATTCGATGTCATTGAGCCGAACACGGCCCTCATGCTGGACCAGCGCCTGAGCGCGCTGGAGCAAAGCACGGCCCGCGCCTGCACCATCCGCATCAACTCGCCCGGCGGCAGCTGGAACGCCGGTCAGCTCATGCGCTCGCGCATCCTGATGAGCAAGCTGGCCATTACCACCGTCAACGAAGGCCTCGTGGGCTCGGCCGCCACGCTGGTGTACGCCGCCGGCAGGGTGCGCCAGTGCCAGCCCCACGCCACGTTCATGATGCACCAGGTATCGAGCGAGGCCAGCGGCAGCGAGCACGACATGGAGCGCGCCCTCGAAGGCCAGCGGGCCCTCAACCGTTCCACGGCCGAGATGTACGCCGCCGTCTCCACGCGCTCGGCCGATGAGTGGGCCGCCGGCATGAAGGGCAAGGATATGTGGCTCACCGCCGCCGACGCCCTGGCCCTGGGCTTCTGCACCCAGATTCTGCCCCAAAAAGCCGGCCAGGTCGCCCCCGAGGCCTCCATGGCCGCCGGTGAACTGCACCGCTACTACATGTCCATTCTTACCCCCGAAGCTGAGATGAAAATCGAGGAAGTTAAAAACGCGCTGAAGGGCGCCGGCGTCACCGTACCCGAAAACGCTACCGAGGCCGAATTGCTGGGCCTCATCGCTGGCCTGAAAAACCAGGCCGCCCCCCCCGCCAAAGAGCCCGGCGCGGAGGAGGAAGAAAGCGAGCTTGACAAGCTCAAAAAGCAGGTGCAGCAGCTGCTCAACAACGGCCAGGCCGAACAGACCCGGCGCATCGAGGACACGGTGAACAACGCCGTGAGCGCCGGCAAAATCACGGCGACCCAGAAGGACACCTACAAGGCACTGCTGGGAGCCGACTTCACCAACACCAGCAAGCTGCTCGACAGCATGCCCGGCCGTCAGTCGGTGGCCCAGCGCACGAATCAGAACGCCGCGAAAACGGTGGCCGACACGGCCCGCAACGATTGGAACTTTGAAAAATTCAGCAAGGAGGACCCCAAGGCGCTGCGCGAAATCAAGAACAACGACCCCGAGCGTTACCAGAACCTCGTCACCGGCTACGTCAGCTAGTCTACCCCACTTTTTCATTCCAGCGGCGCCACCGGCTTCCGCGCTACCCCAGACGTCACCATTTCCAACTCATGAAAAATTTAGTTCTTTTCGGTAAGCTCCTCGCCGGTCTGGTACTGGCCCTGTTTGTCGGCGCCGTCATCGGCCACGCCGCCGGCGTTTCGCCCCTGGCCTGCGGCGTGGCCCTATTCGCGGCCCAGCTGGTGCGCGCCTGCGTCAATCCAGCTCGCGAGGTGTCGGGCAACTTCGCTTTCGACGACACGCTGACCAGCATTTTTACCCGGGACCTGCAACGGCTGTTGTTTCCGGACAACGATTTTTACAAGGCGACCAAGCTGCTCAACACGGCCGACGACGCGCCGGGCGTCGCCGCCGCGAGCTACCAGATTCCCCAGGAGCTCATGCTGCCCACGGGCGTGGTCGACCCCACGGTGTTCCCGCTGCCGGTGGAAGAAATCGAAGGCGGTAACGAAATCGTGACGCTGCAGCTGCTGGCCACCAACCCCACCCGCCTGGGCGACCGCGAAGAGTTGGAAGTGTCCTACGCCCGCCGTGAAAGCGTGCTGAGCCTGCACAGCTCCGTCCTCGACCAGATGGCGGCGGCCTCAGCCCTCAACAAAATGTCGGCCGTGGGCGCGGGCTACACCCTGCGCACCACCGGCATTGCCCAAGCCGCCTCGCTGCCCGGCATGACCGGCACCCGCAAGCGCCTGACGAAAGACGACCTCATCAATGCCATGGAGTTGCTGGACCGCACCGACATGAAAGGCCAGCGCTATGCGCTGCTGCCGGCCACGATGTACAGCCAGCTGCTCAAAATTGACGACTTCGTGAACTACGAGAAGACCGGCAATACCACGGCCCTGGCTAAGGGGCTGCTAGGTGAAATCCTGGGCCTGAAAATCTACAAGCGCAGCACGGGCGCCAACTTCACCGCCGGCCTGGCACCCAAAGCGGTGAATGCGGCCATGGGCGCCACCGACCACGAAGGGGCCCTCTTCTGGATTGCCGACGCCATCGGCCGCGTGGAGGGCGCGGTGAAACCCTACATCAACGAGTCGCAGGCGCAGTACCTGGGCGCCCTGGCCAACGCCGCCGTGCGCTTCGGCATGAAGCCTCTGCGCACGGACAAAAAGGGCGTCGTGGCCCTGGTGCAGGACAACGGCTAAGCTACCAGCTAAAAGCTAGCAGCTACCAGCGGCTACTCTTTGGGGTAGCCGCTTTTGGCGGCAAAAACCTATTCTATTCTCGCTCAACATCATGGGTAAAAAGAAAGCCCCCGCTGCCAAGACGGCAGAAATCGACCTCAAAGAAGCCGCCCAGGCCTGCTTTGAGGCCAACCCGAAGGCGAAGGAATTCCACCAGACCACTGATGGCCAGTGTTTCGCCCAGGAATCGGACGCCAAGCGGCACGCCAAAAGCCTGGACGATGACGATGTGGAGTTGGTGAGCCGCGACGAGGCCGCCGCTGAAGCGCCGGCCGAAACCCCCGAAGCCTAAGCCGTGAAGTGGTTGCTGGGCCTGCTGCTCTGCACCGGATGCGTCACCCGGCCCCCGCGCACCATTGAGCAGGCCCAGCACCAATACGAGCGCAACAAGGCCCGCGCCCGGGGCAACCCTACCCTCATTCCTTATTTCCCGAAGCGATGAAACCCGCTGACTTTTTCGCCAAATACGCTGCCGACGCCCAACGCACCTGCCACGGCACGGGCCTTTGCGCCTCGGTGTGCCTGGCCCAGGCCGCCATCGAAAGCGGCTGGGGCGAGTCGGGCCTGACTAAAAAGGGCAACAACTTCGGCGGCATCAAGGCCGGCTCCACCTGGAAAGGCCGGGTGCTGGTGCTGCCCACCCGCGAGGTAGTGAAGGGCAAAAGCATCATCGTGCAGGCTGCTTTCCGGGCCTACGATTCGCCAGCCGACTACTTCACCGGGCGCCTGGCTTTCCTCAAAGGCCTGCCCCGCTACAAGCGCCTGTTTGCCGCCGACGACTTCGTGGCCGAGGCGCACCTGTTCCAGGCCTGCGGCTACGCCACCGACCCCAACTACGGGGCCACGCTGGTAGCCGTCGTCAACCGCTACGGCCTGACCAAATACGACGACGTTCCCACCCGCTAACAGCACCCACCCCATGTCCGCCTCAACTACCACCGTTTCGGCGGATTGGGTGAAGTGGGTGGCCGGTTTGGCCCTGGCCCTGAGTGGCACCGCCTTCGGCTACGCCATCAACACCGAACACCGGCAAACCGCCACCGAAACCACCCTCAGCCTGCATGTGAGCGAGGCCGAGAAAACGAAAACCGACGTGTACCAGCGCCTCAGCGCGCAGGACCAAAACAACAAGGAAGTGCTACAAGCCCTCAACGACGTGAAGGTGGACATGGCCGCCATTCGTGGGGCCCTCGGCATTCCCAAACAAGCTACCAAATGAACAACCTTCGGTTTGCCCTCTTTCTGACCGGTGCCCTCACCAGCTGCTCGGTGTTCCGCAAAACGCCGGAGCAGCAGCTCGCGCAGCTCGTAGCCGACAATCCGCGCCTGGCCACGACCGACACCGTGACGGTGACCATTCACGACACGGTCACCGTGGCTAAGGAGGAGGGGCAAACCCGCTACGTGGCCATGCCCAACGTGGCGCGGGAGCGCCGGGATTCACTGCAGCTTGATTCGCTGCTGGGCCGGCTCAGCGTCTCGCTCGACTCGGCCCAGCACAAGGCCGCCAAGGCCAGCATCCACCGACTTATCCGGCAACGGCCCATCTTCCCCGACACGCTCTGCTTTGATACGCTGGGCGTGCACGGGCGCATCTGGCAACAAGGCAACGTCTATAACATCCGCCTCACCCGCGACGAAATCCGGACGCCCCACACGGCGCAAGGCAAAGCCGCTTACCAGCGCCTGACGCCCTGCGACTGTAAAACCGTCACCTGGTACGACCCCGGCACCTGGCCCTGGCTGTGGGTGCTGGCGGGGTTTGTCGGCGGCGGCCTGGCGGCCACGGCTTTCTTTCACTTCACTGTTCGTCGCGCATGAAAACGCTCTGGCACCGCCTCAATTCCCCCACGCCCGCCTTTTGGCGCAAGGTCCGCAAAGTCGGCGCGGCGGCCACCGCCGTAGGCGTGGCCATGTCGGGCGCGCCGGCAGGCCTGCACCCGTGGATTGCGCTGGTGGGCGGTTACCTGACCGTTGCCGGCGGTGTGACCATGGGCTTGGCGTCCATCACCTGCACCGATTCCCCAACCGACCAAACCCCCTCGTAACATGGCCCTGCCAGACGTACTTATTTTTAAAGGCCGTGGTGGCCTGGGTCGCCAGCAGCCCACCGACGATGGCATCAGCGCCCTCATCACGCAGGGCGTGGCCATCACGGGCAAGCTCACCCTGGGCACCGTCTACGAACTGCGCAGCCTCGCCGCGGCGGAGGCTATCGGCATCACCGCGACGGCCACCACCTTCGCCAGGACCTGGCGCCACATCAGCGAGTACTTTCGCCGAAGCCCGGGCGCGGTGCTGCTGTTCATGGCTGTGGCCCGCACGGTGCCCATGGCCGACATCTGCGACCGGACCCTGGCCGGCGGTGCCAAGTCGCTGCTGAGCGGGGCCAATGGCCGCGTGAAGCAGCTGGCCATCGTGCTCAACCCGGCCAGCAGCTACGTGCCGGTGATTGCCGGCGGCCTCGATGCCGACGTGTTGGCCGCCATCCCCAAGGCGCAGGCCCTAGCCGCCGAAGAGTTCACCGAGCACCGCCCCGTCTTTGTGGCCCTGGCCGGCCACGGCTTACAGGCCGATACGACGACGGCCACCGACCTGCGCACGCTGGGCAGCGAGTTAGTAAGCGTCGTGGTGGGAACGGATGCGGTTGCCTCCACCGAGCCCGCCATCGGCACGCTGCTAGGCACGATTTCGGCCGCGAGCGTACACGAAAACATCGGCTGGGTGGGCAAGTTCAACCTGGCCGGCGACGGCGCTTTTGTGAATGCGGGCCTGAGCAATGGCAAGACCGTGATGCAATTGCTGCCCGGTGAGCTCGCAGGCCTGCACGATAAGGGCTACGTCTTCGCTATGCAGCACGCCGGCGCGGACGGCTTCTACTGGAACGACTCGAACACCTGCACCAGCGTGGCCAGCGACTACGCCTACCTGGAAAACGTGCGAACCATCAACAAGGCCGCCATCATTACCCGCCGGGCCCTGCTGCCCAGCCTGAAGGGACCGCTGCCCCTCACGGCCACCGGCGAGCTGCGCGCCGAAATCGTGGGCAGCCTCGAAGCGCAGGTGCAGACGGCCATCGAGGCGGGCATGCTGCGGGCCGGGGAAATCTCGGCTTGTGATGTCTACATCGACCCCACCCAGAACGTGGCCAGCACATCGGTGCTGGAAATCAACCTCGCCCTTATCGCCGTCGCCACCGGCCGCCAGCTGGAGGCAACGGTGGGTTTCACCCAAAGCCTTTAATTCATTATGATTCCATTGGTGAACGGAGTTGCACACTCCTGGGCAGACATTAACGCCCACATGCTCGGCCGCACGGTGCTGGGCATCACGGCCATTTCCTACGAGGACGACCAGGAAATTACCGACAACTACGGCGCGGGGCAGTACGCCACCAGCCGGGGCTACGGCCAGAACAAGTTCAAAGCCAGCATTACGCTGGAAATGAAGGAATCGGAGCGGCTAGTGGAAGCGAGCCCCACGGGGCGCCTGCAGGACATTCCGCCCTTCCCCATCACCGTGTGCTACGTGAACCCAGCCAATAAGACGGTGACGCACAAGCTGATTATGTGCCAGTTCAAAAACAACAAGCGCGACGTCAAGTCGGGCAGTACCAACATCGAGGTCGAACACGAACTCATCATTGCGAATATCCTGTGGAAGTAAACCAAACCCTCGAACAACTGAAGGCGGAGCACGGGGATGTGCAGACGCTCACCCTCAAAAACAAAGCCGGGGAGGTCATGGCCACCTGCTACCTCAAACAGCCCAGCCGGGCCGTGGTGGCGCGGTCGCTGTCGCTGCTGGCCCAGAGCAAGCCGCTGGAGGCCGGCGAGTTCATTCTCGAAAACTGCCACGTCGGCGGTAGCCAGGAAGTACTCACCGATGAGCGCCTGAAGATGTCGGCCGCCATGCAAGCCATCCAGCTGGTGGAATTGCTGGACGGGGAGTTACTAAAAAACTAACGCCCCTGCCCGTCGACGGCCGGCCGAACCGGGACGGACTGCGCAAGGCCGATGCCCTCATCAGCCATTACCTGCACATTCCCCATCCGGAGCTGCTCGATACCGCGACGTGGCAGGACAAAGCCGGGCAAGCCGATTGGCTGCACCAGACCTTGAATAAACCTTAAAAAGGAGCGGCCGCCTGGCGGCTCCTTTTGCTTTCCCGCCTCATGGCCAACCTGCTCTCCTACAAGCTCCAATTAGTCGATTTTTTCACCAACCCACTGCGCAAGGCGGGTGCGGTCGGCGAGTCCTCGTTGGCCAAGGTGACGCGGGCCGCGCAGCGGGTGCAGGGCGTGGCCGGAGGCATGGGCAGCAGTATTTCCGCCGCCAACGCCAAAATCGTAAGTTCGACCACCAAGGCCACGAGCAGCATCACCGCGCTGGAAATTAAGCTCAACTCCCTGCGCGACGAAAAGAAGGTGTCGCTCAACCTACGCGACATTGCCCGGGCCAACCGGGCCATCGAAGAGGTGGAGCAAAAGCTCACCCACCTCGACACCATCGGCCGGCGCGGCAGTAGCGGCGGCCGGGGCATGGGCCTGCTCGGTGGCCTGGCCCTGGGGGCCGGCGTGGCGGGTGTCGTCGGAGGCCTGCAGGAGACGGCCCAGATGCAGGGCATGCAGCGGGCCATTGCCTTCGCTTCGGGCGGCGGCGAAAAAGGCACGCAGGCCAACACGTTTGTCAAGGGCGCCACCGACCGCCTCGGCCTTGACCTGGTGGCCGCGACCGACGGCTACCGCACGCTGTCGGGCGCAATGATGGGCACCAAGCTGCAAGGTGCGGCCACCCAGCGCATTTTCGAGCAGGTGGCCACGGCCACCACCGTGATGGGCGTGGATGCCGAGGCCCAGAAGGGCGCGTTCCTGGCCCTGGGCCAGATGATGAGCAAGGGCAAGGTATCGGCCGAAGAGTTGAACGGCCAGCTGGGCGAGCGCATCCCGGGCGCGATGGGTATTGCCGCCAAAGCCATGAATATGCCGGCGGCGGCCCTGATGGATTTGATGAAGGAGGGCAAGGTGCTCAGCGAGGACTTTCTGCCCAAGTTCGCGGCCGAGCTGCAAAAGCGCTTCGGCCCCGGCCTGGCGGCGGCGCTGGATGGGATTCAGCCCAAAATCAACGCCTTTAACAACGAATGGCTCAATACCAAAACCACGCTGATTACCGTCGCCCTGCCAGCCATTACGGCGGTGATGGGCACCCTGCGCCGCCTTATGCAGCACGTGCAGGGCGTGACGGTCTACCTGAAGGAACACAATACCACGTTTCGGGTGCTGGCCGGCGTGGTGACCGTCGTCGGTACCGCCATCCTGGTGTACAACGGCTACGTGACCACGGCCGGCCTGCTGACGCGCGGCTGGGCGGCGGCCACGGCGTTGTATGAAACGGTGGCCCTGGCGGCCGCCGGCGCGACCGGTGGCTGGACCACGGCCATGGCCATCCTCAACGCCGTGATGTACGCCAACCCCGTGGGCCTGATTGTGGCCGGCGTGGCCGCCCTGGTGGCCGGGGTGGTGTATGCCTGGAACCACTTCGAAGGCTTCCGGAGCTTCCTCTACGGGTTTGCCTTCGGGGCCATGGAGCTGTTCCGGGGCCTGGGCAACATCATTGCCGGTGCCTTCACCATCGACCCGGGCCAGCTGGCCAAAGGCGTGACCCAGCTGCTGAACATCAGCCAGAAGTACCGCGAGGGCAGCTACCAAGGCCTGCGGGACTTCCGGGGCGGCGGCAAGAGCATTGGCGACTTCTTCGGCAGCGGCGGCACCCCCGACCAGCAGCAACAGCAAAGCGCAGGCGCGGGGGCCGGTGTCGGCCTCGACGGCGCCAAAGGCAAAAGCGGCGGGGCCACGGGGGGCCACGGCGTGACGCACATCACCCTCAACGTCGGCGTGCTGGGCCAAATCACGCTGCACACCAACAACCTCAAAGAGAGCGGCAGCCAGATTCGGGAGCACATTCACCAGGAACTACTCGCGGCCCTCAACGACGCCAACGCCATGACCGCCGGATAATGTCAGCCTTTCAATTCAACCTCTATGCCCTGGCCGCCGCGGCATTCGGCTATGGCGGCGGCCGTGATGCGACGGGCTTCGCCAACGCCGGCGTATCCGCCCTCAACGGCCGGGTGAACGTGGTGCCCTACCGGCTGCCGAAGGAAAACGAGCTGGCGCAGGCGCGCAACCCCCACGTGCCGCTCAACGACCAGTTCGGCCAGCAGCTGCCGCCCGACTTCGAGGGCACCGGGCTGCTGGGGCTGCCCGTGTTCGCGCAGGTGAATTTCCTGGCCCCGGCCGGCTGGGTGCAGCTGCACCTCAACGACCCCATCGTGGAAATCAGCCGGGCCAAAAAGATTGTCACCACTGACATCCAGGGCCGGGACGGCTCGGTAAAGGAATTCATTTCCAGCGGCGATTACGCCGTGACCATTAAGGGCATCCTGGCCTCCGACCCAACCCACGGCACCGAAGCCCGGCGCTACCCCACGGCGCAGGTACAGGCCCTGAAAGAACTGCTCGACCTGCCCCAGGCCCTGCCCGTCACCGGCCGCCTGTTTAAGCTCTTCGGCATCCACAACCTCGTCATCATCGACCACGCCTGGCCCGCGCTGCCGGGCTACACCAACCTGCAGGCCTACGAGCTGCGCTGCCTCAGCGATGAGCCGATTGAACTCAACCTCAACCAGCGCGACCCACTGCTCAACACCCTTTCTCCCTTCTAATGCTACGCCTGGGCTGTCATATCACCATTGGGCCGCTGGAGCTGGATTTCGTGCACGAGGTGCGGATTGAGAGCACCTGGCAAAAGCTCACCGACACCTGCACCGTGCAGCTGCCGCGCCGCGCCCTCGTGCCCGGCGGCCGCGACCTGCCCAGCGTGGTGAAGGTGGGCGACCGCGTGGTGGTGCGCTACGGCTACGACGGCGTGCTGCGCACGGAGTTCAGCGGCTACGTGGTGGGCATCAAGACCGGGCCGCCGGCCGAAATTCAGTGCGAGGATGAGCTGTATTTGCTCAAGCGCAAAGCCCTCACCCAAAACTTTCCCGCGGTCTCGCTGCAAGGCCTGCTCGAATACGTGCGCGACCAGAATGGGCTCGACTTTCCCATTCAGGCGCTGGGCACGGCCAACCTGGGCAAGTTCACCATCAACCAGGCCACCGGCGCCCAGGTGCTCGACGCGCTCCGGAAGGATTACGGCATTCGCTGCTTCTTCCGGGCCGGCACGCTCATCGCTGGCGACCCGTACAAGGCCGTCGACGTGGCCCCGCGCCACCGCGCCCGCTTTCGCCACAACATCGTTACCCACGATTTGCAGTACGTGCGGGCCGAAGATGTCCGCCTCAAGGTGCGGGCCGTCAGCCACGTCGAAGGAAAGCGCAAGGGCAGCCGCCACCGCCTTGTCAAAGAGTTTGGCGACCTGGTGGACGGCGAGCTGCGCACGCTCAACTTCGTCGGCGTTGGCGAAGCCGACCTCGAAGCCCGCGCTCAGGCAGAATTGGCTCGCCTGCGCTTCGATGGCTACCGGGGCAGCGTGACCCTGTTCGGGGTGCCCTTCGTGGAGCACGGCGACATCGTGGAGGTGCTGGACCCCGATTACCCCGAGCGGGACGGCGCGTTTTCGGTGGACAAGGTGGAAAAAATCTTTGGCACCGGCGGCAGCCGGCGCGTCGTCAAACTAGGGCCGAAAGCATGAGCGAGCTCAAACAGGCCCTGGATGAGTGGGTGGCCCAGCGCGTGCCGGTGGTGGTGGTGCCGGGCACGGTCACGGCCGTCCGGATGGCCGAGGAAGTGTGCGACGTGCAGCCCGAAAACGGCGATGCCCTCGTGACCGACGTCGTGCTGGGCAATGGCATCTTCCCGGCCGAAGGGGCGCAGGTGCTCATCGGCCGGGTGGAAAACCGCCCCACCGATACCTTCCTGATTTCGGCCGACACAGTAACGCATTTCCGCCTGGCCACCGAGCAAGAAAGCCTGCACACGCTACTAAAAGACCTCATCGCTGAAGTCCGGGCGCTGAAGTTCACTACCAACGCCGGCCCCACCATTGCCTTGATTACCGACCTGAATTGGCAAGTCCTGGCGACCCGCGTCGATAATCTCTTACTTCCCTAGCTATGCTCAATACCACCGCCGCCGAAGCCGCCGTGCTGGCCATTCTCGACGACCAGGCCACCCGCCTCGATGACCCGCGCCGCTCGCGCATGGACTTTGCCCGCGACTTGGTGGCGGTCATGGCCGACCTCATCCGCTCCGCCTCGCTCACGGGCACCGCGCCGGTGACCACCGCCGGCACCGCCGCCGCCCAGACGGGCACGGCCAATCTCACCACGGTTCGCCTGAGCTGATGAAAGCCAATGACTTGCTGCTGGATGCGACCTACGACCTGGCCATTGGGCCGGGCGGTGACCTGCTCGTGGGCGAGTCCGACGCGCAGCACCTCGACTTGTTGCTGCAAACCTTCCCCGGGGAGTGGCGGGCCGACCCGCTCGTGGGCATTGGCCTGGTTCGCTACCTCAACAGCCCGTACGGGCCGGCCCAGGCCGCCGCCTTCGGGCGCGAAGTCACCATTCAGCTGGTGCGCGACGGGTACCGCGTGCTGGCCCTGAACGTGGCCGACCTGGTCGCCATCACCCTCAACGCCGAACGACCATGACCACAATAAGCGCCGGACAGAACCTGCCCGATGTCTGCCTGCAGGAGCTGGGTAGCCTCGCCGCCCTCTTTGACCTGGCCGACGCCGCCGGGCTGGCCATCACCGACCCACTCACCCCGGGCCAGCAGCTGCCCGTCCCGGCCAGTGCCGGCGCCAACGCCGACGTGGCCGCCGTTTTCGCCGCCCGGGCCCAGCGCATCAACACCGGCGACGAGCCCGTGGCCGACCACCTGCCGCTCCCGGCGCGGTACTTCTCTCCTTCCTTTTTCACTCCTGACTACTTCGCCTAATGGGACAATTAGCTGCCGATATTTACAACGAAGCGGCCCGCCAGATTCCGACCGCGCCCGTGACCGACCCAGCCGATTTGGTGACGGGCGACAAGCTGATGAACGTTTTCTCAGTCGTTTCGCAGGCCGTAGAGGTGCTGGAGCTGCTGCAGCGCGGGGCGCGCATCGTGCGCCTTACCACCGCGCCGGATGACATCCTCGACGGGGAAGATGGCGACCTGGGCCTGAACCTCACCACCAGCGAGCTGTACGCCAAGGACGGTGGGGCCTGGTCGTTCCTGTTTCGGCTGAAGGGCGACAAGGGCGACCGGGGCCGGCCAGGGCTTCCCGGCAGCAGCGCTTACGAGGTGGCGGTAGAAGAGGGCTTCCAGGGCGGCGTGACCCAATGGCTAGCCAGCCTGGGCGTCAAAGGCGACGACGGCCGCAGTGCTTACCAGGTGGCGACGGCCAACGGCTTTGTGGGCAACGTGACGCAGTGGCTGGAATCGCTCAAGGGCAACCCCGGCGACGAGGGCGCAGCCGGCACCACCACCTACCACGAATCCTTCGCCCCGACCCTGGCCTACCCTGGCAAACCCGGCGATACGTTCTACTGGCACGTTTCCAAAACGCAGTACGCCATGTACGACTACCCCAACACGCTGCTGGCGGCCGGGGCCAACCCGTGGCGCGAGCGCTTCGCCTCACCTGAAGCGGCAGGCGGCGGTAGCGGCGGTAATTACACCCTGCCCGTGGCGACGGCGGCGGGGCTGGGTGGCGTGAAGAGCGCCGGCACGGGGCTGGCTGGCAACGTCGTGGTCAACGCCGATGGTTCGATGAGCGCCCCGGCCGGGGGCACGCCCGTGGTGCTGGAACAAAACCTGTCCAGCAACAGCGCCTTTGCCGCCCCCTCGGTGGCCGCCGTGAGCGCCGCCGTGTTGTCGGTGCTCAAAACCCGCGTGAACCTGGTCACCGAGCAGGGCAAGCGCGTGGCCACCCTTGGCGTAACGGGACGCTGGGTGCTGAGCAATCTGGTGTTTTTCAACAACGTCAACACCTGCGGCTTTCAGCTCAACAAGCGCGTGAACGGCAACTGGCAGCCGGGCAGCTACCGCCAAACCCTCAGCGGCATCAACACCGACCTAGTGGGCCTCACCGATGCCGAACTCGCCGCTGGGGTGGAAATGGAAATTGCCACCGACCCGCTGGTGGTGGCCGATGACTTGACCGTGCAATTCCTCATTCAAGAATAAGCCCATGCCATTCCAACTACTCCACGGCACCCGCGCCGCCCGCCGCGTGGTGCTGGCCAACACCTCCCCCGAGCCCCAAGCCGGCCTGCGCTTCAATCAAACGCTCACCAACCAGAGCTTCAGCTTTCCCAACCCCGCGCTCACGGCGGCCTGCCTCGTGTTCTGGGCCAAGCGCAACCGGCCCTACTCGCCCAGCACCGAATATTGGTTTGTGGGCCTGCGGCCGGCCAACCTGGTGTACGTCGCCTTGGATGGTAACGCGAACGGCGGCTTCTATGTCGAAGGGCAGGCGCGGGGCAGCAGCACGGAGGGCCTGCCCGCTGGCATCTGGAACCGCGTGGTGGTCAACTTGGATGCGCTGCAAGCGGGTTCCGTCAACATCTTCGCGGGTGGCCCTTCCAATGGAGCCGGGCCGCTCGACATTGAGATTTACGATGTGCGCTTTTACGCACGCAAGTTCTCTGCGGCGGAAATCGCCAACCGGGTTGCCGCCCCCACCGATTCGCTTTTGGCGCAATTCGAGTTGGCCCCCAACACGCCCGGTCCGTTGGTGATTGACCAAAGCGGCAACGGCCGTAACGGCACGCTCTACAACTTCTAACCCGCTGCTTTCATGGCCCGAAGCCTTCAAGAAATCGACAACGAACTGCGCACCGCTCAGGCCAGTTATCCCGAACTGGCGGCCCTCACCAGCCCCAGCGCCACGGCCCTGCATCGGCTGTGGCGCTACGTGGTGGGCACGAATGCCCAGACCCTGGAAACGCTCTGGGACCGCCACCGCGTGGAAGTAGATGCCATCGTGGCCCGCGCCGCCGTGGGTACGCCCGGCTGGTATGCTGACCGCGCCAAGGAGTTCCAGGCCAACAATGGTACCTTGGCCGTGCTGCCCAGCGGGGCCATTGGCTACGCCACCGACACGCCCGCCGCCCGCATCATCACCCAGGCCACGGCGAAGGAATCGACCGCCGCCAGTGGCGCGATTAAGCTCTTTATCAAAGTAGCCAAGGCGGGAGCGGTGGCCGGCACGCTGGCCGCGCTCAGCAACGCGGAGCTGGTGCAGGTGCGCGGCTACTTTGACCGCATCCGTTTTGCGGGCACGCGCCTGGAAGTAGTGAGCCGCGAGGCCGACCGCCTGCAAGTTTCCGGCACGCTGTACTACGACCCGCTGCTGAACCTGGTGGACATGCAAGCGGCCGTGCTGGCTGCGGCGCGGCGCTATTTGGCGGCGCTGGCCTTCGATGGGCAGGTGTACGTGAGCAAGCTGACGGACTACCTGCAAGCGGTGCCCGGCGTGCGCGACGTGGCCCCGCTGGCGCTGGCCGCCCGCGTAGGCACCGCCGCCCCGGTGAGCTTCGACCGCGTGTACGAGACGGCGGCCGGCTACATCATCTTGGAGGATGCCCCCGGCGCGGGCTTGCTCGACACGCTACAATTCCTGCCCGATGGCCAGTAACGCCCCTACCCGCTACCGCGTGGATTTTCCGCGCCTGGTTGTGCTGCTGTTACCAGCCCTGCTACGCCGCCCGCGCCAAGTGGCCTGGCTCCAGTGGCTCACTACGCCCATTCGCTCGCTCTACGACCGCTTTGTGCCCTACGAAGCCGACGTGCGCCGCGAACTGAGCTATGATAGCAGAGTGCTCTTATTCGAAAAAGCATTAAATGACCGCTTCGACCCGGCCGCCCGGCGCATCTACATCACCAACTCGGACGTGGAACTAGAACCCGTTTACGTGAACTTCATGACGGAGGGGCAGACCAACCCGGTGGCCCACTTCCAGGACGAGGGCGCGCCCCCGTTGTACCTCTACCGCTGGGTAGAATTTTCGGGCGTGGCCGATTTCATTGTACACGTTCCAAGTATCCTGCGCCAACCCCAAATCATCAGCCAACTCCGCGCCGTGATTCAGCGACTTAAGCTGGCCAACAAACAGTACCTGCTTGCCTTCTTCTAATTATGAATAGCTTACAACTCGAAAATGGGGGCCGCCCCTTCACCAACGACGACTTACAAACCCTGCAAGACCGCGACGCGCTGCTGGGCCTGCCCGCCTTACTCGCGGGCCTGAACCCGTGCGTGGTCAGTGGCTGCCGCCTGTGGCAGACGGGCAGCGCCTGGAACGTCGGCGCGGGCATGGTCTGGGATGGGGTGAACCTGCTCGACTTCTCCGGCCGCAGCAACGTGAGCCTGCCCGCCATGTTTGCCCCCGGCGGGGTGACAATGGTCGATGAACGGGCCTACCAGACGGGCGGCATCAAAACCACCATCAAGGAGCAGCGCATGGACCTGGTGCCCGCCGTGGCGGGTGCCCCGAATCTGGTCGTCAATCCCTGGGGCTGCCTGCGCTACGAGCACTTGGTGAAGGCGGCCCAGCATGAGCTAGGCGATGTAAAATTCTCCGCTAATCTGATAACGGCCAACTTCGAGGCGGGCGTGGGCAAGCCGGGTACCAGCGCCTGGGGCTGGGCGCTCTGCGATGGCCAAGGCGGCCGAATCGACCTGCGAGAGAAATTTATTGTGGCCCACAACCCGGCCAACCCCGAGTACGCGGTGGGAGCCACCGGCGGCGAGGCGACGGTGACGCTGGGCCTTCAGCACCTGCCCAATCACAACCACGGGTTGGGCCTCAATTATGGCCAGAGCAACAATGGCCAGAGTTCGACCAATGTGCGAACCGATAGCCAGAACTTAGGCTCCCTGAACCGCAACACCGCATCGGTCGGCGGTGGGCAGGCTCACAACAACCTGCCGCCTTTCTACACGCTGGCAGCCCTTCAATGGGTAGGGTATTAAATTTAAAAGAAAATGCCTGGTCAATTGGCCAGGCATTTTCTTTTAAACTGCTTTAGTTATTTTATTTAATAATAAATCTCTGTCCAGGCGATACGCCGCCCAATGTTTCCACGGTGTAGAGGTACACGCCGGGCCGTAAGTCACGCGTTCCCATTTCGAGGTGGTTTATGTGGCTGTCGACCTGATAAGTGCCGACTACCCTACCACTAATGTCATATACTTTAAGGCTACCGGTCTGGCCGGCGGGCACTGAGTACGGCAGGTTTACCAACGATTGAGCGGGGTTGGGGTAAGCACCGGCAGCATCGGGCAAAGTCGGCGTGGCCGTGCGCAGAGCTAAATGACCACCTAGTGTGTATATGCGGGTGTATTCGCGGGTGATTGTGCCAGTGGTGGTAGCGTAAGTAAATTTCGATGCCAGCATTTTAGTGCCGCCGGGAGTATTGTAAATCTGGATGTAAGTAGTTGAATCCAGTAAGGCGAGCTGTGTGCCTGTTTCCGAATAGATGACCGTTTTGTAAAGCGTATTGGGGCCAGACGAGTTAGAATAAGATACGGCATACTCTACGTTGGCTGGATTGGTGTCAAAAAGTGCGTCCGACACATAGCTAACGTTGCCAGTAGAATACCCAGCCCCACCTGAAGGCACGGTAAACTGCTTATAAATGGCGTGATTAAGGCTATAAAGTGTTAGCTGATTCGTCGCCGAGCGCAACATCTGGTACTTGTAGTCCCCGCTGCTAAGGCGAATCATGTAGCCACTGCCTTGGTAGGCATTTTCTGGTGTAATCTGGGCCTGAACTGAGCGGCTGGCCAGCAGCGCCACGAGGAACGCAAGGTAGAGGACTTTTTTCATCTGTGGTTTTGAACGGTTGATTGGTAGTTGAGGGCGAAAGATAAGGCAGTAATAAAAAACCGTATATAATAAGCAAAAGCCCCGACCATTAGCTGGGGCCTTTTGTTTACTCCGTCTCCGGCATCCAGTCCGGCAACTTCACGAACATGGCGTAGTCCGGCAGCCGGTCATCCTCCCCGCCGGCTTCGAAGGCAAAGCAGAACTCCACTTCGTTTTTCTCCACGTCGTAGTTCACCTCCACAAAGAAGCCACCAGGCAGCTGGTAGAGCATGACAGCCTGGTGCACGTCGTCCCAGCGTCGGGCCACGTAGGTGCCGGCCCGGTAGGTGTAGGCCAGCTGGACCTCTTCGGAGAGTTGGTTGAAGTCGTGAGCAGTCATGGGGACAAGGTAGGGAGCGGGCATGAAAAAGCCCCGCTGGTGAGCAGGGCTTTATATTCTATGTTAAAGAGCAATACGCATTCGTTGTGGACTAGGGGGAGTAGTGGAACCGAAATAGGTCGCAATATCCGCTGCGTTCAGATGCAATAAAGCTTCTATCTCGCCTTGGGTGTATCCCATTTGGATGTGAGCATCAACCAACGCTTTTGCTAAAACAGGGTATTCGTGCCCAAACTCGATTGGCTCATTAGTTCTGTACCCTTCATATCCCATTTTAGTAATAAGCGCACGGTACTGGTGCTCTGGAATGCAATGAAGATTTTTAGCTCGTAGCAATAGCATTTGCATTGATACTTTCCAAAATCGCTTTAATTCTCTAAGCCGACGAATATCCAATTGTCGCAGGTGACCATGAATTTCCATTTCTGGCACAAGCAATTCTGCCGCGAACAAGTTGGCTTCATCTTCAGTATCACGGTCTTTGGAAATAGGTTCATCAAGAAAGTGCATAACTAGATGCCCAATCTCGTGTGCAAGTGTGAACCGCATTCTATCAGCTGAGAGGCTCTTATTTAAGAAAATAATAGGCTGACCATCATCTGCTACGTTGGCAAAGCCATTTATTGACTTTTCCATTTCCAAGTGGATGATAACAATACCGTTTTTCTCTGCTGTAGAGGTCAAATTAGTGATAGGACCTTTTGGTATTTGCCAATATTGCCGTACGTAGCGAGCACAATCCTCGGGCTTACCGTTGGCGTCGACATTCCATCTAATTACATTGGTCTCCGCGAGCTCAACTTCTCGCAAGAGCGCGCTCACACTAAAGCGACAGATGTCCATTTGAGCTTCTGCCTGATAAAGTGCTTTTTTGGGGATTTGGACCAAACGCCTATAATAGACTGTCCGAGGGGAAAAGATATCTTTTTCCTGAACAAAGAAGTCAACTGGAAAACAAAGCACCTCTGACAGCAAGTCTACAAAGGCACTAGTTACGGGATGCTGGTCTCGCTCAATCTTAGATAATGTTCCTTGCTCAACAGATAAGCGCGTAGCCAACTCCTTCTGAGTAAGTCCACGAGCTTCGCGGGCAAGCCTTACCATCTGAGCGTTGACGGGGAAGCTATCAGAGTTTCTGTTGATAAACATAATATTTAGGAAGCTCTTTTACGAGGCCTCACTAGTTCACTTGGGTTAACCACAGGAGCGACAGGTTCTTGGCTGAAAGAAATATCAAGCGGGTCTTCTCCAGTACTACGGCCAACGTTATAAAACCATTTACCCTCGTTCTCATCCATGCCTACTAGCTGCAAATCAGCCAATTCGCCACTTGGTTTTAAACGGTACGCAGCGTAGATACATTCCAGCGGCATCTGCCCGAAAAGATTAGCTGACGGATTTCTAAAGTCTTGTTCTCGTTTAGTCCCATTATTGGTAGGGAACGTAAAATCACGATTCATTTTCTGGAATCTAACCAGAGCTTGGTCTTTGAAAACCAACACCAGTGAATGGTTGGGCCCTAGCTCTATGCGAACATCTGGCACATCGCGAAACAGCTGCATTGCCCATTCAGTAATTCGGTAGTGAATCTCATGGGTGCGGTATGAATTGTGGTGTGCTACCGAATCGCGAATTATGGTACGCGTGAAGAAGTCGTGACACTCATCTGTGGATTGGATACCGTTCTCTACTGCTGTCATGAACAACTGACGGTATTCCCCAAAAAACGCGTGTGCCTCTTCTGAACTGTTGAGGAAGAACATTGGATATGATTTGGTGCATTGATTGAGTCAAAGGTAAGCCACTTCCGCAAAAAACCTAAAAAATATTCCGCAAAAACCTAAAAAAATATTCCATCTATTTTTATCCACAACTCGCGCCACTGCTGCGCCTCAAACTTCACCCGCCCCGCAGCTGGCGCGTGCGGCATCTCCACCGTCACCGTGCCACTGCCGTCGTCCCAGTGGTCGGGCGTGAGCTGGCAGGTCTGGCCGCGGCGGAAGCCAGCGAAGCCGTCGAGGCCATTGAAGCGGTAAGAGGCAGGTTTAGGCTCCAT